GGGAGGTGGTTGCGTTTCACCGGAAGGAGGAACAGAAGAGGAAGGAGGAACTGAAGAACCAGAAGGTGGAGGACGACGAGGAGGTGGAGAAGAAGGAGGGGAAGGAACTTGGCGCCCAGGTCCGCTTGGAGGGGGAGGAGGAGGGGCATTACCTCGCTCCCTGCCAGGGGCGTCCTACCAAGGCCGAATGTGATCCAAGCCCTCAAGCTTAGCCATAAAAGAGAAAGTGAGATGTACAGAATTGGCCGTCTCATAAGGAGAGCCATCGGACAAATTTGAAGCTAGACAACGTGCAAAAACTTGGGGAGGGTTACCAATAGAAACTTGAGTGGTGACACCCGCCATACTAGTTGAAAGGCCACGCATGGGTCGAAGAACGGAAGAAGGATTGGGAAGGTAAGGAGAGGCATGGAGAATAGCGCCACCATACATCAGCACATGGGAAGTTTGCGTGGGCTTATCTTCATCCGGGATGTTGGTGGGGGTCCAACAGGCATTTGCAGACACGACCACACCAGAAGGGGAGTGAATTGAGACAGTGACAGGACTCACAATCTCAACCATTGACCAGCCCTTAATGGAAACAGCGATACCATCCATCTGGCTAAGAACGCGATTAGAGTAGTGGGTGGAACCTGGTGTGAGAGTCATCACACCAGTCAAAGGTATAATAAGGCCTTTAGCAGCCTCTGATGAAATAACAGCAGCGGTGACGTCGGAATTAGTCATAGATTTAAAATGAAGTGTCGAACATAAGGGGAAACGTAACGAACAAATCAAGGCTTATAGAGAAGAATCTTAGAAAGAAGTAAACCGGAGTCCACTTCAGACTGTAATTGGAGCAGGAGTCTTTTAGGTGGGTTTTTTGTAAAGAAGTAGTTGACAAAAGTATGGACGAGGCGAGAAGTCAAAGATAAATGAGGAACAAGTGAAGAATGTTTGAAACAAAAATTAATAACCCATGATTGTGCTTCTAGAGCTAAATCAGGGATCAAGCCGTAAAGATGATCAGCAATGTTGTAGGCAAATAAAGCCTCGAGAAAGTAAGAATCAAGAACGTCAGCTAGACGGTTTAATGAGTCAGCGTAAACAAGTTTCAATGCGAGAAGGACGGGGTTCCGGACGATGCCAGCAGGTGTGAGCCACCAGCCACA